AAACTCGAGCCGTTCACAGTTATGCAATCTGAAAGATCACAATCTGAGATGATTAACTTACTTGTTGAAGTTGACGAGGTACCAGGAACGGGTACCCACTCTGATGCGTTAGACGCGAGCGGAGTTGAAGTCAATTCAACCTATATGGTGGTTGGGACCCACCCAGGAGAGAAAGTGCCTCCTGCCGACGTCAAGGTGACGCCGGGTGATAGAGCACAAGGTTTGATACGGGGGTTGTGCACAGTGCTTGCGCACCATGACTGCCCGTCGAATGTCGTGAACGACTTCAAAACCCAGGCTACAGTCTATCTCACATCGGATGATGAGACTGTCTTCTTCAATCGAGCAAAGTACCTTACTGTTGTCTCGATGGCTCGCTATTTAGGGCCGGATCATGTTGATCCGCCTAGCGTACCTGACATGGATTGGAATCCGTCAGGCCAGTACAGAAACTGGGCCAAAACGCGGTTGCGTATCTTCTGTCGTAAGAACACCCACTTGTGGTATTCCTTCTTGCAGGCAAAGCGTGCTGCTTTGCCCCTCTCAAATGATTTGGTTTTAGCCACATATGAGAAGCACAGGAAAGCTATGAGTCTGGATGACCCAATAGACGACGAGATGCATGATAGCATTTTTGAAGGGGTGATTCCGCTGCTGGATAAGATCCGCGGCAGCCTTCCACAGCGATATTCTACTGTGGGCCGGGGTGAAGACTGGCTTCAACCGGGGGAAACTCAACACGTGGCAAGCACCAAAGCCAGTTTTGAGAAAAGCCGAGCCGCCGGAGGGCAACTCGGTGCAATCATGCGTACGGTTCCGCAGCTGTATGATTGCAATCCACTGAATAAAATCGGAAAGAGGGTTGATCCTGATCTGATTCGAATGACTTACTATCCTAGAGTAGTCATCGGTGGTCGTGTCCAGCTCAATGTGGTCATTGAGGAGTACGGGTATCCAGATGGCGAGAGCCAGTGGTACTCTGCTCTTCGGAAGAGCTGTGTCTACTTTGCTAAAGAGCAGAGGACACTTCAGGCAACAATTCAGGCGGTTCTGGAACCCCTGAAGGTCCGCGTTATCTCCAAGGGAAACGCGGCCCCATATTACATTAGCAAGAGGCTCCAAAAAGCTTTACATGATGTGATGCGGGAATTGCCTTGCTTCAGACTCATTGGGGCGAAGTTACAAGCGACTGATCTGTATGATCTCGCGCTTCGTCCTGTCCAATGTGGCACGGGTCAACTCGAGTGGTTCTCGATTGATTACTCCGCGGCAACTGACTGTTTATCAGCGAGGTTGTCAGCCTCCATCCTCAACTACCTAGTTGAAGGACAGGATCCTGCCATGCAAAATGTTTGGCGTGCCGTTCTAGCACCCCATTTCTGCAAGTATCCTTTCCCGTATGACAAGACTGTGCAACCAGTGCAGCAGGTCAACGGTCAACTTATGGGTTCGATCTTATCGTTCCCCATCCTGTGTCTGGCTAACGCCGCACTCTACCTTGAAACCATCAAGGAGGATCCCCGAAGCATTTGGGATAAGTTGAATGGAGTTTTGGTGAATGGCGACGACATGTTGTACGTTGCGCCCAGCTCCATGTGGAAGGTCCACGTGGCGAATGGTAAGCGCGTCGGTCTGACTATGAGTCCCGGCAAGGCGTATCACCATCCTGTCTACGCAAACGCTAATTCAGCGTGCTATCATTTCGATCTGCGACAGTTCAAGACGGTTACCATAACGCGTCTGACTGGCATGAAGCGAGTGAATGGGATTCCTACACCTAAGTGGTCAGAATCCAAAGCATTCGCTCCTCGCAGTTCATCACCTTTCAGTATCCCGTTCCTCAACGTGGGGCTGTATTTCGGACAGAACAAGGTCCTTGGTGGTGATGACGTCGACTCGGAGAACAAATCCTTGTCCTCGACGATCAATCGACTTGTCGAAGGTGCGCTTCCAGGAAAAGCGGCTGACTTGCTGGCGATGTACATTGGACGCCACAAGCAGGAACTGAACAGAGAATGCGCTGGCCGCAACCTGTTCCTTCCCCAATCCCTCGGTGGGATGGGGGTCAACCCGGTGGAAGGGTTCGCTAGTACGAAGGTAACACTCGCACAGCGGGCTCTTGCGAAGGAGATGATGGTTTCGAACCCATTCGCAACTCTCGACCAGTACCCACTGGCGGAGGAGCACTTCGGCACCTTACCGGAGGCACCGCAACCCTTGCGGGCGCCATGGTTGGCAGGGATCACGTTCTCAGTCGATGAAGACGGGAAGTATCAGGTGGATGACAAGGCTGAGAAGCCTAACATCATTGCTGGCAAACTACGATCGTATCAACGTCGTTCAAAGTTTGTAGATCTGGATTTGGCCACGAACGCTTCAATGCGGTTCGGTCTTACTATCAGCTCAGCAAAGCGGAGTGGCGTACCTTACGTCCACCGCCCACCTACAGCGAACGCGTTTCAGAAGCGCACTGCTCGTGATTGGTTCATTGCACACCTCGAGGAGCTCTCATGCATCTCAGAAGAAGTGCCAGCTGCCCAGCTGGTCACTGCTGAGTGCTGAGAGGGAGGCCAACGTCTTGAGGTCAACAGACGTTAATGAGAACCGGGTGATGGGGACTAGCTGTTCTTCGTCACACCAATGCCGTTCATAGGCATAAACCACCCAAAACGGTTGGAAACCGCTTCTTCGATTCTAGGAGAACCGGACCGAGACACTTGAGCTGCTTGCAGTTCGTGGAAATGCCGTACTAAGGGTACCTGACAAGTGAGACTAGACTCACCGGGTGCTCGGAATTGGTCGAGAGACTGCACGGGTGGGCAGATGCGTGAAGGGGGGTTGAAACCTCTCTCGTGGAAACCTGTCGAAGGAAGCGTCCCATACCATGGCGCATATCGGTCCCCTATCCAAGGGGATGACAGGGGTTGTGGGACAACCTTGGGAGGGCGAAGGGAGTAATACTCCTGCTTTCAGTCCAGATAAGCTAGGACTCGTCGCGGCATAGGGATATGTCGCTTTTCCCCACAACTGAACGGACTCTATGAGGGTCTAGAGCACGCACTGTTCCTATGGATGAACAGTCCCTGGTAGTTCGTCAGGGAGGGCATACAACGAACCGTATCCTACAGCAGATGAATTCAAACCGTTCATCGAACCAGAGCCAAGGGAAGGCTAATGGAAAGAATCGCCCACGAAAGCAGAAGGCTCAGAAGCCTGAGAAACCTCGTCGAAGAGTCCCTCGTGAGAGACCCGACCGAGTCGATCGAACCCAGATCGGGGCCGTCATCCGGACGAACCTAGTCCGGCCCGGGATGTCCGACATCAAGTCGCATCGCTTCACCTACCTCATGGGTACCACCTATGTTGGGAATGGTGTCGCAGGTAACGCCAACGGCGTCTACTTCCAGACGGCTGACAATCTCTCGCTTTGCTCAGCAAACAGCGCCACAAGTTCTGGTCAGCTCCCAGTTGCACCAGGCGACAGCAAGATCGGCCAGACGTACGTCGGCGATATCTTGAAGCATTACACTCGCGTGGTCATCAAGCGCGCGTGGATCCATTGTGTTTCGCTTCAGCCCTCGACGGCGAACAACATGATGGCAGTCATCGGGTGTTCTCGAGGTGGCTCCGCTACGGAAGCGGCCACTGTTGAAACCAAGGCCGCTGCGGCCGGTGCCCCGAATACTGTTGCTGCGGTATCCTCCATGCGAGGTGCCGTTCCTGTCGACTCCTTTGAGACCAAATCATGGGAGGTCAGCGATATGATCGCTGGTGGCAGTGGGGCTCGTCAAAACGAGTTCCAGATTGGCAATCAGGTAGCCGGTACTACTGTCCTCGGGGCGAGTACGGTTCCAAGCGGTGTCGACGGAAATGGGTTGATCCCCTTCTGTATCGCTGTTGGTGGCAACTGCACCACGGCGGCCCTTCAGGCCACCGCTGTCCACGAGATCCTGGTTGAACTTGAGGTTGACCTCATCGACTACATCGGGGGCATGCCGATCCCGAATGCTGTGCTCTGAGCACTGTAATCCCTCCTCTCCTTGCACGAGAGGGTCATCAAAATCTGCACGAGTGAGAGGCACCACTTCGTAACAAATCGACTCCGGCATCACCGGTAAATCTGATGGATCCTGGTTGGAACCCAGGACGTGACCAACGTCCAACGTTATGGGACGAATAGCGGTTTCCATGTGTCAATTGCTCGCCTACGGGCTAGAGAACTAAACACAGAAGTCTTCAACGCATGATCGTTAGACGGAAACAAACTCGAACTGACTGGGTTGTCAGGGAGTCCAAATGAGTAGAGAGGAGGCACCCTTGAGGGCATGTCCTCTATAAAAGAAACAGATCTCGGTCGGCACTAGCCAGAACGTCGATAAGGTCCAAGTAATCTCTACTACCGCTGACTCAGGTGATTTCATCACATCTGAGCAACCCCGAATTATGGGTAACCACGCTGATGACGTGGGGGGGCGAAAGCCCTCGGTCTACCATGGATCCGAG